GCTGAACTACGTGAAGAGTTTGCTGGCAAGTATGAGCACGATAAAAGTGTAATGGTTGAAGCTGTAGACAAATTGGTTAGTGAAAAGCTAGCTGAAGAAATGGCAGAATTACATGAAGATCGCAAGCAACTTGCAGAGCAAAAAGCAAAGTATGCTATGAAAATGCGTGAAGATGCAGATTTAATGGCATCATTTGTTAAAAAGACTCTTGTTAAAGAAGTTTCTGAACTACACGAAGACCAAAAAGCAATGGCAAGCAAATTCTCAATGCTAGAAGAATTCGTAGTAGATCAACTTGCAGCTGAACTTGCAGAGTTCCAAGAAGACAAAAAAGACCTTGCAGAAACAAAAGTACGACTAGTTCGTGAGGGCAAGGAACACTTGGCTAAAGTTAAAAAAGACTTTATTCAAAGAAGTGCTAGTGCAATTCAAGAAACAGTTACTAAAGCTCTTACAACAGAGATCAAGCAACTTAAAGAAGATATTGACACAGCACGTCAAAATGATTTTGGACGTAAGATTTTCGAAGCATTCGCTAACGAATACATGGGTTCACACCTAAACGAAACATCAGAAACCAAAAAGCTATTGAACGTTGTTGCTGCTAAAGACAAACAAATTGCAGAAGCAAAAGACTTAGCACTAAAAGCTAAGGAAGTTGCAGTTGCAAAAGACGCAGAAGTTAAGCGTCTAACTGAAGCACAAACACGTACAGCTAAATTAAACGAACTCGTTGGACCTTTAAGCAAGGGCCAAAGAGAAATTATGACAGACTTACTGGAATCGGTACAAACAAGCAGACTACAATCTGCATTTGACAAGTATCTACCAGCGGTTATCCAAGGTAACACTCCAGCGAAGCAGAAGGCAGTTCTATCAGAGGCAAAAGAAGTAACAGGCAACAAAACAACAAACAGTTCTAAAGCAGACCATAATGTCATTGACATTAAACGTCTAGCTGGATTATAATAAGGAGAAATAATATGTCAGAACTATTAGAAAGTCGCTGGCAGGATACAAAAACAGCACTTCTTGAAGGCCTACAAGGCAATAAGAAAAGCGTGATGGCGTCAACACTTGAAAATACTCGTAAGTATTTGATGGAGACTGCAACAGCTGGTGCTACTTCTGCCGGTAATATCGCAACCCGAAACCGTGTGATCCTTCCTGTGATCAGACGAGTAATGCCAACAGTGATTGCAAATGAACTTGTTGGTGTACAACCAATGACTGGTCCAGTTGGTCAGATTCACACTCTACGTGTTCGCTACAGCGACACATACGGCTCAGGCGCATCAGGCGCAGTAGCTGGTGAAGAAGCACTATCACCATTCAAAATTGCTGAAGCATATTCAGGTGCAACAACTGGTAAAGCAAACCCAACAGCAGCAGCTGAAGGTACAGCTGGTAACCAACTAAGCATCCAGATCTTGAAGCAAACTGTTGAAGCTAAAACACGTAAGCTATCAGCACGTTGGACATTCGAAGCAGCGCAAGACGCACAGTCACAGCACGGCATCGACGTTGAAGCAGAGATCATGGCTGCTCTAGCACAAGAAATTACTGCTGAAATCGACCAAGAAGTTCTTGCTTCACTATTCAGTCTAGCAGGCGCAACTGATACATATGATCAGGCAGCAGTTTCAGGTACAGCTACATTCGTTGGTGACGAACATGCAGCACTTGCAGTTCTAATCAACCGTGCAGCAAACCGCATTGCACAACGTACACGTAGAGGCGCAGGTAACTGGGCAGTTGTTTCACCAACTGTACTAACAATCCTACAGTCAGCTACAACTTCAGCATTTGCACGTACAACTGAAGGTACATTTGAAGCACCAACTAACACAAAAATGGTTGGTACACTAAACAACGCAATGAAAGTATACGTTAACACATATGCTGCTAACGACAACATTCTTGTTGGTTACAAAGGTACTTCAGAATCAGACGCAGCAGCGTTCTACTGCCCATACATTCCGTTGATGAGCAGTGGTGTTGTTCTAGATCCATCAACATTCG